AGCGCGTCATCAAGCAGTTCAGCAGGACTGTATCGCTGAACCAGATTAGTCTTGTCGACCGTGTCTATTAATAACGTCTTGAACTTGATGTATTCTCTGCTGTTAAACATCAGAGCCTTAAATAAATCGTGATTTTGCTTACGCAAAAATACTGATGGCAGTACCAAAGAGGCAGAATTTTGAACAATGCGATTGCCCCATGGAACTAAGTTTCCTAAATCTCGATAGTTGTTTGGCCCAAACACATTTCCTGTCGTACTAGGATTATTATAGAAAATGCTTTGATACTGACTTCTAATATCGCCCAGGTCAGTTACTTTAATAGTATCGTTAAATGGGTTGTTGCCCAAGTTTAATGGTATTTGATAATAACCTTGTTTGCTTACCTGATCGCTGAGCAACAGAATCTGAATCTTGGTATCGAGATCTTTTGTGAACGAGATCGTAACTGTGGTCGAATTTTCACTCACGGTATACGTGTATTGAGTCTTGTTTAGAGGCTCATTGTTATTGTAAACTTGAATGACTGGCCACACTGAATCCTCGGTGTTCATGACTGCCACATCGCAAGCGAAATTTACTAGCAGACTGTCACCAGTTGGGATAATAATCGGTGGTGAGCTAGCTACATAATTGAATTCGAATGCCTGATATTGAACGCTGGGAGCAACCGCAGTCTGATAGCCTATAAGTCTTTCATAGGTAGTTCTATCTACATAATTATAGACAAAGCCGTTGTTGATGTAATAGCCATTAATTGGCTTACCGTTCGATACGTAGTCAAAAGTTTGACTGTTGAAAGTTACGTCAAAGCTTATATCGCCTACGTTATTAATCGAACTATAACGAACCGGAAAGCCAAGTATTGAATCGTCTAATCCTGCGCCTATACCATAAGAAAATAGAGTGCTTCCTCGGAAAGAAGTACCTACGTAAATATCAGGATCACCGTAGCTGATGCCATTAGCATCAAAGACATCAAACAGAGGAGCTTGATTTACCGTGCGCTTTTGCTGTGACTCCTGCCACACTTCATCTTTGAAATAGTAACCTAGCCCCGCGGCTACATATCCTCTTATCACAACCGTTTGATCATTGTCTAAACATTCTGCATCTGGTGCAGCAGATAGAGAAATAATTGGCGTGCTGCCAGGTGAGATTGAGACTAGATTAGTAATCCATATCTTGTTTCTTATAGCTGGATTAGTGTCGTTTGCGAATACGATTCGTGCGCCAGTAAACAATGCATAGCTATTGTTATCTATGTTGTTAGCCACGATTGATACATTTGAGTTGCCAACAAAGTTTGCTTCGCCAGGCCATTGAACCGTTATGGTAGTTATGCCTGAAGTTGTTGTGACGGATGTTACCACGGTGTTCTGAGGCAAAATCTGTAAATCATCACTGACGTACATTCCTGCTTCCAAAGTTCCTGGAACAGTTTCACCTCTGACATTTGTCTTACTCACGTATGTAATTGCAGAGGAAGGTAATGTGATGGTAGTTGTAACTACGTTGCATTCCATAGTAGTGCTTAAAACACTCTGCGAAACATCAACCGAATATGTGCCTGTACCACCTGGTGTACCAGAAAGTTGCGCAGTGACGATTGTGCCCAGAGTGACGCCAAATCCAGTCAACACTCCATCAACGGCAATTGATCCCTCGGATATTGCAGTGACTGTGAGTGTGGTTCCTGAGATTGCCCCAGTGAAGGTAGCGCCGGCATCTGCAATAGTTGCGCTACTGCTGGAATAAACTTCTACGTCTGGCCAATATACTTGTTGACCAGCAACATCGCTAAATGCATCAGTGGTTCTGTAATCTATGAAATCGATTGCAGCTTTGCCGATAGTGCCGTAGTCGAAAAGCTTTAGATCTGGATAAAATTCTATTATTGGTCTTTTGGCTTTTGCTTCTGCCGTCGCATAGGTGGTTAATATAGCAGAGTTGTTATTGTACAACGCTGATGCCTTGATTACATCAATATGAAACCATCTATTACTGCGTGACCATGCATTCTTGTTAATTGCATTTCTTGCAATTGTAATATAATCAGGTTCAGTGGGAATAAACAGAGCAGCGTCCCAATTGCCAATATCCCAGGGTGTGATGTCCCATGGCGTAAGACTGCTGGTGGTAAATGGTTCAGGTGTATCTAACGTAGATGCCGCTATAAGTTCGATGGCTGTTCCCACACCTTGAACATACCAAGTATCTGATTGATACTTGACTGGAAACACATTACCAGAGAACTGAACTTTGAGTCCGTTTGTAAAAACAACTCCGTTAGGTGAAGTATACTTGCTCTTGCCTAATATGTCAAGCTCTACGTTGATGTCATTTTGTGCATTATCATCAATAAGTTTGAAAATGCCAACTTTTGAAACGTCGATACTATCTTGATAGTATAAAGTGTTAAGTTGCGCTGACAAGTAGGGAATCTGCTCTATAATTCCTGTGTCATTTTTGAAAAAGTTAAGACCGACATATTCCGTACCAAACTGAACAGTGATCTTCTGATTCGTAGGAATACCAGTGCTTGCAATAAGTGTCAGAGTTGGATCAGCTAGATTACCAGTATAGTTTATAGTGTAAAAATTTGCGGTTTCAATTGGATTTGATGAGCCTGTGTAGAACATCACAGTAAGACCGTTCAGTGAGGTTACTCCATCAATTGCTTGAATTGTTGACAGTTGTGCGCCGTTTAGATTAGCATATGGGATCGTGCTTACTACGCCTACTGTATTAGTACCAGGTAAATTGTATTGAGCCTGTGCGTCACTGAATGGAACTGTCCAAGTTATAACTCCATTTGCAGTGCCATTATTAATTACACCAAGAATATCTCGCGTAGATTGATTTGGAAGTGCTGGATTAGTTCCTTCCAAGCCTGGAAATCCTTGAATCCAAAAGTTGCCTGTTTGAGTTATTGAAAAGTTGTATGTGCCGCCCCTCAGCAGAATGATTTCAGGATTGACATTGGTGGTCGCTACACTCTCAGACAAGAATACGTAGCCACTTGCGCTATCTTCTACCGTAAAATTTTCTTCTAGACGGATAGTAGCTGGCTGAACCGTTACGGCAGGTGCACCTGTTGGCAACCAGTAGTACTGATTATAATTGATAACTTTGTCAAGATCCACAAAGGGATCCCATGAGTAGAACTGTGACTCAAACAATCGACTGTTGTTATCGGTAACGCTGCCTGACAACTTCAGTGCGTCAATCAAGCCAGGGTACGAAAGAAAATCTTGTGCTACGGTTTCATTCTTCTTGGTAAAAACTACGCCAGGATCCAACTGATAATCTGTGCGAGTCTTTGTTGGTTCCGTTACGTAATAATCGTTCGCATTAACGCCATATCCAATCTTGCTACCAATAAATCCTTGAATTCGATTAGTAAGAGGTGGATTTACGATTTGATCGAGCGTGGCACCAAGAAACTGTGCATTAGTCGGCGTTTGAAAAATTTCAGGTAGAAAATTTAATGTTCGAATTTTTGTAGTGGCCATTTTATCTTACTTGCAACTCTGCGGGTGTTAGTGCTGATATTACTAATACGTCATTTGCTGTCGCAGCATTAACGAAAATTTCATAAGGCATACATTTAATTTCATACAAATCACCGAATGCCTTAGTAGGGTCGTTAGATACCAAGACAGCAGAACTGACTAATTCTCCACACTCATTGTGCAAATAAGCACTGAGTTCAGAGAAGTAAAAAGTATCACCAAAGCTCCAATTATTTATGTTAAAATAATTGTTCATGGCAGTAAGTACCGCGCTTCTGATCTCGCTGTCACTTGCATTAGTAGTTGAAGATTTAATGACTTTGATACTGGCTCGTAGGGCGGGAGCGGCTTTAGGGCCAAACAGCGGCTTGAATACCACGCTATTTAAAATAACACTGTCACTGAGCATCTTGTAATCATTAACCTGTCCAAACTCTTGATTGAGTTGATTGATTGTAGGACGATCTGGTTCTAGAACAGTATCGGTGCTATCTTTAATCCAATTTTGATATGCATTGTAGTATGAATTTGTTACTACGTACAGATCAATAATGTTGGTCGTTGCAGGATCAATGCGGGTTGTGTTATTTGAATTGTGTCTGTATTGAAAAGACAGTCCCTGACGGCCAGGTAACATGCTATACTCAGGACGTTCTTGAAGAATGTAAAACGGAGTGGTCACTGTTTGATCTTGAACTGACTTGTAGAACTTATTCTCACTAAAGGCATAGTAAAGTTGATTGACTGGATATTCATATTTTATCGTTTCGATCTGACTTTTTGTGGAATACAGTGCAACGATTTGACCATTTGGCACAAGTTGTAGTCTAGTCAGACTCACTGCATCCTCGATCAATACGAAAAATACATAAATTCCCAAATTTGCTGCGTTTACTTGATAGCCAGTAAGTTCGCTGAAGAAATCCGGATTCAAAATCAACTGTCTGTTGTTTACATCAGTGGCGGCAACCTTGACTTCAAAGTCATTGACATATCCGTCAGATTCAACTGTTTGACCAATAATGTTGACTTTAGTATCTTTACCTATTGGATATGTTGAGTTAGGCAAGCTGTTAGTAGCTAATACGTTGACGAAATCCTGTAGGATTTTACCACTGAAGGGATCATAAACTAGTTCGTTCGTGGCGGGAGCAAATCTAATATCAGTAACGCTACCGAAAAAATACTCTAGAGATCGGTATGTCACGGAATAACGATTATTTGACAAGCTTGTGAACTTGATGAAGTAATTAAGATCATTGATCGGTCTTAAATCCCAACGCTCTTGATCAATAGTCAGCGCATTATTGAAGGTCAAAGAAAAACTCTGTTGCAATTCAATATTGATTCGACATTCGTTTACGATATCGAAAGACAAGCTGTTATCGAATACTGGTATTACAGTGGTACAAATTGCACCAGATGGTACAAACCCGTTCAATACAACTGGTCCTGTTCCATTTGCAAAAGTGCCAGTGCCATTATTTGCACCATCGCCAATTACGTTCAACACTGTAGTCCAAATAAACGTAGTATTTGAAGGAGTTGGTATACCTGAAACTAATCGATTATTTGAATCAAAGTAGTAACCAGGTGGAGCTATAAACTTGACAAGTGCGCCTTTTGTGATATACTTCGCATTATTAGATGAGAAGAGTCCTATCTGAACCGGGATATTCTGCGAACTCACCGTGTTATAAAAATAGCCTGATTCGCTATTATTGTTAACTGACGAAATTTGCCAGTACAGTGTTCCGTCACCGGAAGCATTGTTAATAGAATATCTTGTATAATTCTGAATATAATATTGCTGGCATCGATTATCAAGCAACACGCTTGATAGAGTATCAGTTAAGAAAGCGATAATATCACTGACATTATTAATGGTCAGAGTTAAAAACCCATCGTCGCTGGACTGCCAGACAGCGCCATCTGTGCCAAATGTGTTTATACTGCTATATTTGCCGGTTGGATCAAGTAAATCGAGATTTTTAGATACACCAATAGATGATCTATTAATGGCTTTACTCTTGATTATTGAACTGTAGAGGGTGTATGGAAAATTATTGTAGTCTTCACCGTTAACCATACGATTTTGAGTATAGTATCTGGTTGGTGCTCTCTGTTTGATGTCTGGCAAAGACTCTCTGCTTTGAGCATTCGAAACAGGCGTAGTTAATTCAAGAGTACAAGTAAGAGTTTCGACTTTATTTTGACGGCTGATGTACGAGAACGTAACAGTGATGCCCTGCATTTCGTTAGGATCAATCGTATAAGTTAGTGCATTACCTGCACGCACATAAGCTCTGAAGTTACCAACTGGTATCTTTGAAAAGACGCCGTCTCCAAATACATAGGTTACTTGATCATTAAATCGGCTGCTTACAGAAAAAATTTCGCGATTTGATTCTTCGGTCTGTAGATAGGCATCGGCATAGATATTGGGTACTTCTTTCCAAAATACGCGACTGTTGTTGGCTGCGTTTAACTGATACAACCAGGTGTCAGTGTTATTGATGCCTTGAATATTGATGTCTATAGTTTGATTGCTGATTTGTTGTTCTAGTGTAAAGTCGGAATTTTGAAGAACGCCCTGCTTGAAATAGAAAAAGAATCCAGTTTCTGGCGAACCAAATCCAAGCTTGTCGTTTCTATACAACATGTTGAATCTTCCTGTGGGTGCAGGAGGAATTTCATATAGGTAATCTTCATCTAAACTAGTCACAGATACTAATTCAAAATTCATAGTTATGCCATCAACTACCGAGTTAAATGGTACGATGGGTAAGCTGTTCGGTGGAATGGACAAACTGTACTCACTAGTCATAATACCTAGCAGATCGGCTGTATTACCAGGGCGACCGATTCTCTGCGTGTTAATCAGAGCAGCATTGATGATAGTATTGAATTGTTCTTGCCAAAACGCATTTGCTGGGTCATTCCACAAAATCGGCACATTAGATAGATTATTGCCGTTCAAGTCTGTGATGTTTTGAGTAGTAGAGATAGTGGTTATTTTTAGAAATCCCTGGGCAGTCAAGTTGCGCTTCGGAGTATAGCTAACTAGATTAGCCAGCTTGATCACTGAATCTCGACGTTCAGCAGTATCGATGAAGTTTTCGCGAGCATTTAGATCGTTTCTGAATGCAAGACCCTGCCCCATGAACGCCATAACGTCAAGCAATGCAATGAATTCTGAACTTTCAATGTAATCGTTGAAGGTTTCTGGGTAGTACAGACGTAGGTAATCTATGAAACTTTTGCGCAGAGTTTCATAATCGTAGCTGCGAAAATCCGCTTCACGAAAGGTTTGATAGATTGCTTTCCAGTCGTTAACACCGAAAATTGCCGATTGTCTTGAACTTGTCGCCATAGCAGGTCCCTTTTAAGTATTTATCAATCTGAAAAACAGCGATTTTTAGTTACTGAAAAGTAGCTGAATTATTGGATTGATTGAGAAAGATACTGAAAAGCGTAGCATTGTTAAACGGTACCACCGCTGCCTGTAGCTCAATCAGAATGCCCTGATCGTGTGGATATGCCTTTACCTCATTGAGTTGAAGACGGGGGTCAAGGCTGGCTATTCTACGAATTTCGGTTTCAAGTTTTATTTGCATATCAAATGTGTTGGGTTCAAACACAAATGACCATATGGTGGTACCATATTGTGGTTGACCGACTTTTTGACCTAGCGGGATGTTGAGAGCGTTCAAGAAGTCTTGAATGACCAGTTGCTCATCCACCAGTCTGAATTTCTTACCTACGATAATAGGCGTAGTGATACCGCCTGTACCGCCGTCCACTCCATTGATGACGTTTGTCGTCCTGGGTTTGTTTGCATTGATAGTGCTAAATCCAATATATTGAGGCATAATGGTATTTATGTGTTGTTGATTTCGGCTGCCAGACGTAGGAATTCGGCATTAGTGGTAATATCAATAAACTCCTGACGTTTCTTGGCAATATCTGGGCTGCCAGCTGGTAGTGTGCTGACTGCTTGTTTATATGCAAGATTGGCTGCTTTCTGTTTGTCTAAGAATTCTTTATATTGTTGAAGTTTTTTAAGTTTTTCGATGCGCTGATTGTCAAGCTCTTCGAATTTTGACTTAACGGTATCATCGACAATTCCAAAAGACGCAGGTTTTGGTATACCTGGATCATCCAGGATCGAATCAAAGCTTTGATTGATTGCTCCGATTTCGAGTGTGTTTACCGCTGCTGTAGGCAACTTTATTGAATTAGATGCGGCTGATCCTACCGCAGCAAGTGCTGCCTGCAATTGAGCAGCCGCACCAGGATTTAATCCAAAGCTAGCCAGTTTATCAAGTGGATCAACTATACCTTTAAACTGTCCTTTAACACCATCAAATGCAGATGCAGTAAAATCTTTAACTAACGAGCTAATTTTACCAGATCCAGGAATTATGCTATCGACTGCACCACCCAATTTATCTGTTACGAACGTCGCGATCTTCGGACCACCTACGACGTTTCTCAACCCAGATGCGAGTGAAGAGCTTGCGCTGGCCGTGACGTTTTTTGCAAGCTGATTTGCAGCAGATGACAGACCTTCGCCTGCTGCGTTGAGTCCAGATTTGTATGTATCGATGCTGCCGAGTGCGCCAATAATGTTACCAGGGTCTTTTACAACCTTGGTTAGAATGTCCTGTGTGGCATCGGCAAGAGTGCCGCTTACCTTTGCCGCTAATGCTCCGCCTGCACCGGGCAATGCTTTGTAAATTTCTTTGTTGAGAGTGCGACCGATTGCGCCAGGCACTGCTTGAAGAACATCATTACCTACGTTAGACAACGTGCCAAGCAGACCGCCTTCAAACTGGCCCGCTTTATCGGCATTCAATATTTCTTTTTCAATACTCTGCTTCAATGCCAGACCTAAGTTTTGAGGTATGCCTGCTTTCAATCTGGGCATTCTGGCTACAATTGCATTGAATGCAGCACCGCTGATTCCCCGCAAGGCTTGCTGTGGGTCTATTGCTTGTCCTGCTGCAAATGCTTGAGCGATTGATCCTAGATTATTGGC